TGTGATAAAATGAACATCCTCTTCTCCTTTCGTTCACTTGAAACTGTATTCAACAACTTCTGCGTTTGGTCTTACTTTGATGTCTTCTTCATACATAAATGCTTTGCACTGGAAGAACTGGACTGAATGGTCAAATGATTCCTTCACCTTGTTTGCTGGAAGAATCACTTCTATCACTTCCACTTCATCGTGTCCTCTGATTGCCACGAACTTCGCTGCATCTTCCGGCTTTTCGCATATGTACACATGGCCATCCCATCCTCTTTTTATCGCTCCATCTGCAACAATCTTTCTCATGATTTCCGGTGTTGCCGCATGATAGTATCTCTTTCTCATTTTCTCTCTTGCATCCTCCTCTCTCTTGCATCCAGTGTGTCCATCATTTTTGCGTATCTGTTTCGTTTCTCTTTCTGCGCTTTGTAATCCTCTGCGAATTTCTGAACATCTTCCCCGGCAATGCTTGCATCGGCCATCTGATCTGCTGTTTCTTCCATCTTTTCAATCATCTCTGCTTCTTTGTCATAGGCCATGCTGTACATTTCTTTTATTAGTTCTTCAGGAACTTCATTTGCTTTCAACTTGTAGATGTCAGCTTTCAGCTTTGCAATCGCCTTGTTATTTTCTTCTGTGATTTTCTTTGCTGTTCCCAGTTCCGCATTAAGTAGCTTACTCTCTTTCTCTGCTTTGTCTGCTCTCTCCCACGCGATCTCTGCATTTTTCTTCATGCTATACGCAGTATCTTCTCGAATGTTGTCCTCTGCCAGTTCCAGAACTCCCTCCATCGTGAATCCGACGTAACTGTTTTCACCGAGTCCTTCCACGATCTTTCTGATCTTTTCGATTGCCTGTCTTTCCTGTTCTTTCGTTGTCATGCCTGCTCCTCCTTCTCTTTTACACATCGAAGCATACGCTGTGATATGCCCACATACTTCCGCTTCTCTCGACTATCTTGTACCAGCTTGTGAATGCCTGTCCTGTGCAGTCATACATTGAATGTCTGCATGTCATTACTTCGTTCTCTTCGAAGTACACCGCAGCATCTTCTTTGCTGTTCAGGAATGATGGAAGTTGTATCAGCACTATATAGCCATCAATCCCATCGTCTTTCACCAGCCTTCGCTGTGGCTTCTCCTTTTCTTTTCTGAAGAATGCTCTGATGTCTCTCTTTAGTTCTTTTATATATTCCAGTGCGACATCTGTTTTCTGCGCCATCGGCATCATTTCCTTGAAGCTGTTTATCGTTTCATATGCCAGTTTCAGGTCGTTCTCACTTCGTATCTGCATTGTGCTTCCTCCTATCTCTCAACCTTCATCAACCAGTCTGCTTCATCTTCTGTCACGATTCCGAAGTATTCATCTGTTCTCGTGAAGAAAAATTCGATTCCGTAAAACTGCTTGATTGCCAGTTTGAACACTTCCCATCTGTCCTGACAGCTTCTGCAAGTGTTGTCCCAGTATTTAAAGCCGAGTCCCTGATCTGGATTTCCGATTCCCGGTGTTGCTTTTCTTCTTTCATCAATGGCCTTGTCCCATGTGCGAATAGTTTCTTCTAATTCGCCGCCCATTTCTGTCTTCATGAATTTTTCTTTATTCAGTTTCATGTCTATTCTCCTTATATGTACTCCCCGACATTTATGTCGGGGACATTCTATGCAGTCAGTCCTGCCTGCTTTGCCATCTGCAATCCGATCATGATTCCTTTGACTTCACGCTTCTCGCCGCTGGTCAGCTGCTTCAGCAGTGAAATCATTTCCTCAATATCCTCGGTCTGTTTCTTCAGTTCCTTGTTTTCCATTTCAGTAGTTGCTGCTGCCATGTGTCTTCCTCCTTTCTTCTATGCTGTCACTGGCTCGTAATCTTCGAGCAGTTCCTTCAGGTTCGCTTTTCTCCAACGATGGAGCCGTCTGTCTCCTGTGATGTTCTTCACTGGTTTCGGAAGTGGTTTGCCTGTTACGACGTTTCTTTCCCAGTACAGGTACTGCTTCAGCGAATTGTGATAATATCCATCGTTATGCACTTCTATGTATTTGTTTGAGTTCCTTCGATTTCTGTATACCTGAATCGTTGTCACTGTTGTTGCCTCCTTTATGATGATGTGTGTTTATCTGTGCCCTATGCCTACATTATAGTGCCCTAAGCTCACATTGTCAACTCTTTTTTGTCCCCTTTGCCAACTTTTCTGATTGACTTTCTTTTTATGCAGTGGTATTCTTTGTTTAGAAAGGAAGGTGAATGCAATGACGCAAGGCGAGCGTGTAAAAGAGATCAGAACCGTTCTTTCCTTAACGCTTGAAAAATTCGGCGAAAAATTAGGTGTTGGAAAGACGGCCATTTCTAAAATAGAAAAAAACGAACGATCTCTCACTGACCAGATGGCGAAATCCATCTGTCGTGAATATAACGTGAATTATGACTGGTTAATGGATGAGGATGGAGAGATGTTCTCCGATCTGCCGCAGACTGTTCTTGATGAACTCTGCTTGCAGTACGAACTGGATGACCTCGACCGATTCATCGTCGAGTTATATGTCGGACTTCCGAAAGATGTGAGGGATGGCATAAAAGCAAGGGCGAAGGACCTTATTCAGAAAAGAGAGGTTTCAGAGGGAGGTAAAAATATTGAATGATATTTCATTTGAGAAATTACAACAAGAATTACAAGAAAGTGCGCCTGTACTTCGGGTACATGGCCGTGCTTTCCCAGTTGTAAATGTACCCGGAACTGCAACCAAACCCGGCTTCACTGTTTGGATAAGGAACAACACCGAAATTATGGTTATTCTTAATGAATACGAAGATTCTTTTGAATGTCGGGATATTACAGCCGGAGAGTATTGCAGGCTTGAAAAAGTTATGCGATAACCGAATACAAAAGGGAACCCATCTGGATTCCCTTCTCTTCGTGTCGGCTACTGATATATGTATATGTACTTGATAAACTCATATATTCTCTTCAGGAGAGTTTCAGAGTCTATCTTGTTCAGCAGTCCGATTATTTTCTGCCGAATATCCATTTTCATCGCCTCCTTTTGAAAATATTACCATTTTTTTCAGGCTTCGTGAATGGGTTCGGCTCTCGTTTCCGTAATTACG